GACCCGGCGTTGACGGGGCACAAGGCGATGCTGGCCCTATTGACGACGCCGGCCTCGGTCGTGTGGAACATCATCTTCGCGAATACGGCTACAACCGAGTGGCTGTTTACCGGCGTCGGGTTCGGTTTTGGTGGCTCCGTCGCGTTGCCCGAGGCACTCAAGGGCAACTTCTCGATCAAGCTCAGCGGCTTGCCGACGTTCCCGAGCTAACCGTTTTGTAATTTCACCTTCTGCTATCGAAAGGAATCCTTCGATGAAAGCGACGTATTTGCGACCCCTGCGAAAAGTGTTCAACGCGGGCACCCCAGAGCAACGTGTCGAGATGATGCCGGCCGGTTACATTCACGAGGCACCGGACGTCTACAGACTCGTTCAGCACGGCTGCGCCATACCGGCCGACGACGAATGCCGCGAAGCGTGCGGCATGACCGAGGAGGATATGGCGAAGGCCCAGAAGTCTTATAAGCGAACCGCCGCCGGGATCGACCCCGACGACTACCAAGCGTTCGACGACGGGCTGATGATCGGATACGACCCCAAGGGTAACTCGATCCCCGGCCCCAATGCCGAGCAGGCCGAAGATCTTGAGGACGACGAAACCGACGACTTCGACGATGAAGCCGTCTCAACCGAGTGAGGAACCCAATGAGCGAAGAAACCACGAAGACCGACACCGCCGCCGTTGCCTCGACTGCAATCGCAGGACCCGGCGACTTGTTCGGGAAGCAGGCCGTGCGACGGTTCAAGATCCTCGATCCCCTGCCCGTCAAGGGCGTCGTGTGCCGTATACGATCACTGACCGAGCGGGAGGTGTCGGACTATCAGACGCAAGTCGTGTCGTCCAGCGGAAGCGGAATGCGGAAGGACAAGTTGCGGTCGGCGTCGCGTCGCTTGATTTCCAAGTGCCTCGTTGACCAAGCGGGGCAGCCGTTCGTTTCCGGCAAGCAAATCGCCGAGATGGCCGAGTGGGATTACGCGGACGTCGGATTCCTTTATGAGGAGTGTGCGAAGCATGTCGGCCTGAACACCGACGACATCGAGAGTCTGGTAAAAAACTCCGAGGAGACCCACGCCGAAGACTAGCGTTGCGTGAGGCGTCCCGTGGCGGTCGCGTCGACGTCGATCGGATGCTCGACGAGATCGAACCATGGCAGTTCGACGAGTGGGTTGTGTTTCGGCGAATCGAACCGGATCCCGACGAGTGGTTGCGTGAGATCGTTCGACGCGGCTTTCAGTTGGTTCTGGCGACACAGGGCAAGGGTGTGGAAGCGGTAGACTTGGATCCATGGTACGAGGAGCCGTCCGCCGCGAGCGACCAGGACGGGCTGGTAAGTGCGTTACGAATGGCACATGGAGCTAGAGGCAAGTAAGGCTTCGGGTTCCAGCCTTGCCGGGCGGGGCGTCGCTTGCGGCGCTTCGTTCGTTTTTCCCTAACCGAGTGATTTGGGTAAGTGGTGACGGTATGTCAACGGCAATCGGCGATCTTGTCGCGAAGATGCGGATGGACTCGTCGCCATTCATGGCGAGCGCCAAACGCACTAAGGGCATGATGAAGCAACTGGACACCTCAATTGTTTGGTCGATGCGGCGGTGGGGCGCCGAGGCCAAGAAGATGTCGCAGGCGTCCGACACGCCGATGCGTAAATACAACAGGCGACTCAAGGAAGTTAACCGGGCATTCCTTGCGGGGAGCGTTAGTGTCGACGAATACGCAACGTCGGTAGCCAATCTTGACGGAATCCTCGCACACGAAACCGCCGTGGAATTGGCGGCCACGAATGCGACGAAGGCAAAGGCCGTTGCGGCCGCCGCCGCCTCCGTAGCGGCGAAAAAGAAGGCGCAGTCAGACGCGATGGCGGCCTCGTCCGCTTCCGTGTTGTCGTCTATACAGAAGCGCGCCGCGAGCGTGACTACCGCCGGACTGTCTCCCCTGCGGCTCTATCAGCGAGAGATCGCGGAACTCAATGTCCTGCAATCTCAGGGGGTAATTACCGCACGGGCAAATGCAGCCGCACAAAAGAATCTCGCGATAATACACGGCCAGACATCCGTAGCGATTGCCGCCGCCGCAAAGAAGGCCCGCATGGCCCGCATGGCGGCGGTCGGCTCTGGCGCGGCGAGAGTTGGCGCGGGCGCTGGGGCAGCGTTCGTAGTTACGGCAGCGCTGGCCGCCCGCTCGTCTGAGAGGTTTAATCAGGACATGCGGTCGTCCCTGGCGATCATGCAGGGCGTCAATGCCGAGATGCGCGCGGATATGGAGCGTACGGCGTTCGACGTGGCCCGAACAACCAAGTTCGCGGCCAATGAGGCGGCGCAGTCTTACTTCTTTCTCGCATCGGCCGGGCTGAACGCCAAGCAGTCCATAGCCGCGCTCCCGGTAGTAGCACAATTCGCGACCGCAGGGATGTTCGATCTTAGCAGGGCAACCGATTTACTTACTGACGCACAGTCTGCGCTAGGCAAGACGGTCAAGGATCCGATCAAGAACCTCAAGAACATGACGAAACTGGGCGACCAGCTGGTCAAGGCGAACACACTGGCCAACGCGAGTGTCGAGCAGTTTTCCGAGGCACTGACGAGCAAGGCGGCGGCGGCTATGCGGATGGTCAACATGGAGACGGCCGAGGGCATTGCCACGCTGGCGGTGTTTGCCGACCAGGGGCTCAAAGGGTCGGAGGCCGGAACTGCCTTTGCCATCGTGTTGCGTGACCTGCAAACGAAGGCGATCAAGAACAAGGAAGCGTTCGAGAAGCTCGGCGTTCAGGTGTTCGACGGAGCGGGCAAGTTCCGTAATATGTCGCAGATCGTTGGTGACCTGGAGACATCGCTGTACGGGCTGAACGACGAGCAGAAGAAGGCCACGTTGTTGCAGCTTGGCTTCTCGGACAAGTCGGTCGCGTTCACGCAAACGCTCCTCGGCACGTCGCAGAAGATGCGAGAGTACGAGGAGGCCATCGCGAAAGCCGGCGGCACCATGAAAAAGGTCGCCGACAGTCAGTTGACGCCGTTCGCCAAGGGGTGGGAGGCAGTTAAGGCGTCCTTGGCAGAATTCTCGGTCGCCGCGGCAACGGGGCCGATGGCTGAACTTGGCAAGGCGATGGAGGAACTTGCGAAGCCAGGTGGCGACCTGATTACAATGCTGAATGCCATTGTCGACGGGATTGATACAATAAATACGGCAGCCCTGAAATACGATCGACTTTCGACTAAAGCTGGTAGGGTAGTTACCTGGGGCCGCGAAAGGGACGATTATGATCTCTATATCAAACAGCTTGATATGGCGATTGCCAAGAGAGAAAAAGCCACGTCCGAACGTCTGGCAATTCGCGCAAGAGGCGGCAAGCCGAAACCGCAGACGGAAGCCGAACGTCTGGCGAAGGCCCACGCCGACATAGAAGCGTCTGCGATGCGATCACTCCGCAAAGGGCGTGCCGACATCCGCAAACTCGACGCACAGGCAGCCAATCAGCAGCGAACCAAGGACATGGAAGCGGTGATCGCAAACGAAAAGGCAGCCAATAAAGTTCGCGGCGGCTTCGTCGACAGCCCGCTCCAGGAATATCAGAAGCGAATTGCCGAACTCGACAAACTGCGCGGTGCCGCCGGCGGGTTGACGAATGAAGAATATCGCCGGGCCTCCTCAGGTGCCCGCAAGGACGCTATCTCGGCCATGCAGCGAATGGAAGAGAAGAAGGTTCCCGACGAACTTATCAACGGGCCGCCGCTCGACGACGATCGCCGCGGTAAACAGGTGGACGCCACCGCCGGCAGGATCCACGAACGGGACGGTGCGGGGACCTTCGGTGCAATCCTGACCGCCATGCGAAACGACCCGGCGGAGGATGCCGCCAATGAGACGGCGGCCAACACGAAGGCGGCGACGGAACTACTGGTTGACATCGACAGGAACCTGGAAGGCTTCGATATAGGTGACGCATGAGCAAGCACCACAAACACGAAAGGCCCCGCCATGGCACTCGATAGCATTAGCGAACTGCACGACGGCCGGGTGGGTGCCGACTCCGTGTCGACGCGATCTTCGACGGAGACTTTCATTCGCCGCTTCCGCGTGATTATGACGAGCCAGTTCGACGGGCCGAGTGAGGTGAAGGCGGCCATGCCGTCGCTCGGCGTGTCGCATCCCGACAACGTGTTCGCCACTTGCGTTCGGCGTCGCGCGGCCAGTCACAACAAAGCCAAGAAGGTGTGGATCGGGACGGCCGAGTATTCGACCGCCGGCCCGAAAGAGAATCCCTTCGACGAGCCGGCGGTGATCCAGTGGAGTACAACGTCGGCCGTCGAGCCGTTCTACAAGGACTCCGACGACGACGCCATTCTCAACAGTGCCGGAGATTACTACGAAGAGGGACTCAAAGACGACGTGTCGCGATGGACGATCTCGATTTGCGTGAACGTGCCGTTCATGCCCGCGTGGGTTGACGGCTACAAGGACGCCATCAACGAAGACGCCGTTATCATCGACGGGTTTCCGGTGGCCGCCGAAACCGCCCGCATTTCCGGAATTCGACTCGGCAAGTGGGAGTCGCGAAACGACATTGCCTACCGCGTGTTTGATCTGGAAATCAAGCTCAAGGATTCGTGGACCCGCGAGGTGTTGGACCAGGGTATGCACTGCAAGGATCCCAACAACGCCGCGAAACGCCTCCGGTGCGTGAACGACGACGGAACGCCGTCAACCAAACTAAAACTGCTCGACGGCAACGGTGCCCAACTGGCGAATCCCTCGCCTGCGAACGCCGTATTCAACGAGCACGACATCCGTAACCTGCAACCGTTCTCGGTATTGCCGCTGAACTGATACGAGGAGCCCTATCTGTTATGTCCGACGAAATCAAGGCGTCCGTCAATGTTCGCGTTGTCAACGGTGCGTTTGCCGACCAATTCACGTTTTCCGGCACGGGCATCGATCAGTCCGCGATCGGTCGCGGCGGCTACGTCCAGAGTATCGCGACAACCGAGACGGTGATCGACTTCGGGGACGTTGTGACCAACGGTTACATGATCCTGCGGAACCTCGACACGGCTAATTACGTAACTTACGGGCCAGAGAACGCGGGGGCGATGGTTGTCACCGGAAAGCTCAAGCCGGGCGAGTTCGCCATCTTCCGCGTTGCCCCGACTGTCGTGATGCGTGCCAAGGCCGAAACGCTGGCGGTTCTTCTTGACGTTCGACTCTACGAGGATTGACGCCGGTGCCGCCCTATAAACGCAAGGCAATGCAAGAGATCGACGCCGTGGTCCGCAAGGTCCAGCGGACGCCCGACTCGATCGCGAGCGACAATCCGTTCGACCGCGCGGAGCCGTGCCAACGCCCGGCCCAATTCAAGAACGATTCCGGCGGGACGATTCCCGCGTTCGCCTGCATGAAGGTCGACGACGGCGACAAGCACGCGATCGGACCCGGCGTGCCCTACTTCCTTGCCACGAAGCCGGGCACGACGCTCCTGACCGACCGGTTCGCGATGAACGGCCCGCGTCCCGTCGCATCGAACGATCATGGCGAGTGCTATCTGTCGGGCCACGTACGTGCCCTATACAACACGGGGACCCCGGCCGCCGGCGACGCCTACGGCCCGACGCCCGGGCAATGGTATCTGACGAAAAACTACCCGCCGATCTTCCGCGTGGCCACGATCGCCAACGCCACCGACAAACATGCCCACGGGGAACTGCATTCGATCGAACTGTTACGGGGCGAATTGAAAGACAATCTGCCGTTCTCCGGTCCCGTAACGCCGGGCCAAACGGCAACGGCCTACTTCCTCGACGAGGCCGGGGACATCGTTACCGACGTCGAGTTCGAGGTGACCGACGTATTCGGCCAATACCGCGGGCGTGGCTGGTTCTCGTGGGAGGTCCGCGGGTCGCAGTTCTACGCGAAATTCATGCCGGATACCGACGAGTGGGAAATCGCCTGGTTGCAGCCTCACGCCCTTCGCATTTCAGGCGAGACCAGTGCCGTCGTCTACTACGATGATACGGAATTCACAGCCACGGCCACCCCGGTCATTATGAACCCGACGGGCGCGATCGCCCTGCACGACTACACAACGGCCGACCTGATAAAGAACCCGCTTGAGTTACAGTAC